AAATGAAGCAAACCCTAAAGAAAATCTGGACTAAACTAAAAGCCTTTTGGTTTTGGTTTAAAAGTCTATTTATTACTTATTATAGTCTCAAAGTTAGTTATAATGCTACTTGGGGAGACTCAGATGACCAAGAGTTTATAGTAAAGAAGTTTCTTAAAAAGCAACCAAAGTTTATATCATTCATCACAGAGGAAGGAGAATTAGTAGAGATTAGTGGTGCTGAAGGACTTAATTACAGGATACAACAATTATGAACCAACTTTATATAGGTATTATAGTAGTACTGGGAGTAGGAGGTTATTACCTCTACCAAGAAAACCAAGTGCTACAAGCAAATAATGCAGCACTTGAAGGTGCAGTTGCTACGCAGGAAGCAGCAATAAAAAATATGCAAAACGACTTTGCTCTGCAAACAAAACAACTTGGAGAACTTCAACAGAAGTCTCAAGCAACACAGTTAGAGATGAATAGATATTTAGACATCTTTAAGAGACACAATTTAACAAAACTGGCTGCAGCAAAACCTGGACTGTTAGAGCCAAGAATAAATAAAGGAACGAAAAATGTATTTGATTCAATCGAAGAAATTAGTCGCACCATTGATAGCCTTGATGATGGCGTCGAGTTGCAGTCTAATCCCAACTAAGCAGATAGAGATAACAGCAAAACCAATGGATAGACTGATTACTCAGCCTGTACTACCAAGAGAAATAGACTTAAAAGAGCCTATGTGGTATGTAGTAAGTGATAAAAACATTGAAGAGTTTCACGAAAGATTAACAAAAGAACATGGACAAGTAGTATTTGTAGCTATGTCTATACCAGACTACGAATTAATGTCCTACAACATGCAAGAATTAAAAAGGTATATTACTGAACTCAAGGAAGTAGTAGTATACTAGGAGAAAGTAACAGACCCTGAAGCTCTCAATGTGGAATAAATTAATACAATTTTTCAAAGACTGGCACTACTATATAGTAATGAATAAAGGTGCTAAATTCTTTGATAAAAACCCAGTAGTTCAAGGACGATTTGAAGAAATTGAGGACTGGTTAGAACACATAGAAGATAGAGTAGCAGACTTAGAAAATGAATGATTTTTTATGGATGCTCAAACCTATTACCGATAGAAGTTGGAAAATTAGAGAGCAAGCGACTCTCATAGATGCAAAAAGAGCAGGAGTATTAAATGTTCTCAGAACTAAAAGGGTTGTTAATGACTGGAATAGTAAATATAAAATTTACTTCTCTAATCTCAGGTAAAGAATACACTATACCATGTACGCTCATGGATAAGTATACAAACTCAAGGATAAATCAATCTGACTCTGATGTCATTGTTTGTTTTAGACTTGACGAAGATAGATGGGATGATATAAATATCAACTCCATTGTATCTTATGAAGTCCCAAATTGATGGGCAAGGCTTCTTAGGAAGCGGAGAATATTATGTTAATGGATTTAGTAGCTACAGTTACTCTTATAGTGACTATTGCCAGCTTGATTGCGGCGTCAACACCGACACCAAAGGATGATGCTATGATGGCTAAATTCTATAAATTTATAGATATGTTAGCACTTAACATCGGAAAAGCAAAGGATAAAGGCAATGTCTGAGGAAAGATTCAGTGGCGATATGTCACGTAACGAAGTAGAGATAGACCTTAATAAGTTTATGTCAATGGTAGGCGAAATTGGCGAGCTAAAAGCTAAAATTATGGAGTTGGAAAACGACAAAGAGCCAGAAAACCCTTATCAAAGGTGGATATGGTTATCAAGCATGATTGATGCTTGGAGAATTTTTCCACGTATGTTCCTTACTGTATACATTGTATTGCTTTATAAGTGTACAATATGGTTTATGGAACTACCAACACCAACTTTCGAGCAATCAGGTTTGATATCTGTTGTGGTCGGAGCGGGTGCGGCATGGTTTGGACTCTACGCTGGCACGGCAAAAGACAAGATAAACTCTAAGTAAATAAAAAATAGTTCTTGACATATGTTTATAATTTTAGTATAATATACATATGAAAATAAAACAAGAACAAATAAATAATTTTGATGTGCAAACTAAAGTTACTATGGTAACTGGTTGGATGTCAAAACGTGGGAATAAAAGACCAGTACAAGCCGAGCTTTTTGGCTCTTGCGAAAATTGTGGAGAATCATTTACAAGTGAGAACGAAGAATGTCCTAACTATAACTGTTGGATAGCATAATGAATTTATATTACTTAGACGAAGATTTAGACAAAGCAGCCCAGTATCATGTTGACAAGCATATTGTCAAGATGCCACTTGAGGCTGCCCAAATCTTATGCACTACTATATGGATAGACGAATTATTAGGGTTCGTTCCTCGAGCTCTTAATGCAGAGGAAAGAGAAGTGATGAATAAGGCAAAAGCCGAGATTAAGCATTTACCTCTTGAGGAACGTCCCTACCCCTACCTACCAATGATGTACAATCATCCTTGCACTATCTGGGCAAGAGAGTCATTGGATAACCATGAGTGGGTTCATTGTTATGCTAACGCATTGAATGATGAATACCATTATCGTTATGGAAAATTACACAAATCAGTAGAACAAGTAGTAAATAAACTACCAGATCCAAAGAACCTACCTCGTGTAGGATTCACAAAGTTTGGTATTGCTATGCCTGAAGAACTTAGAGACTATGATAATCCTATACAAAGCTATAGAGACTATTATCATTTAGATAAAGCAACATTTGCAGTATGGTCGCATCGTGAAAAACCTGATTGGTGGAACGAAGACTATGCTGATTACGAAAAAAGGATAACAAGATGATTGAGATTTATGGAAAAGATAACTGCCCTTATTGTGATATGGCAAAAGGTTTAGCAGAAAGAAAAGGATTTGAAGTAGTATATAAACAATTAGATATAGACTACGGCTTCTCAGAAATGAGAGAAAAATTTCCTGGTGCAAGAACATTTCCTCAGATAATAAAAGATGGGGAATATATAGGTGGTTACACCGCACTGGAGGAGTTAATTGGTTAAGTATAAATTCAATGAAGATATAGTATTAGCAAATATAAAAGAGTATATTGATAAGACTTATAAGCAACACTATGGAACAAGTAAGATTCAGACAACAGAATTTGTGTTTGATGCAGGACATGGAGAAGGATTTTGTATAGGTAATATAATTAAATATGCACAACGTTATGGTAAGAAGTACGGAAACAATCCAGACGACTTACTAAAGATAATTCATTATACTATATTCTTATTAGGAGAACACGAAGAAGAAAAATATACTTCAGAGTACAATAACGGCAACAATGGATAAAGAAATAGTATTAATATTTATATTATTAATGTTAAAGCATACTATTGCTGATTATCTACTACAGAAGCCTTGGAAAGATAAAGGAACATATGGTGCGCGTGGTGGTTTAGTCCACGCTTTTCATCATACAGCAGGAACTTTTGCAATACTAATATTATTTAGTGGTTGGTTTACAGCACTATACTTGGCAGTGTTAGATGGATATTTACACTACCATATTGACTATGCTAAAAATAATATTAAAAGAATTTTTAAACTAAACAACACACATACACTATACTGGGGATTACATGGATTAGACCAATATCTCCATGTTTTGACCTACATACTTATAATATGGATAATTTATGGCAATTAAGACAAGAAAACACGAGAATTTAACAGAAACAAATATACAACATGTTATGGAGTTATTGAACGCAGATAGTCCAATAACGAAGAAAGAAGCGTGTAGTATACTAAATATAAGTTATAATACTACAAGGCTCAATAAAATTATTGAAGACCATTTAGAAACTGTAGCTTATAGAGAAAGACGCAAGTCCCAAAACAAAGGGAAGGGTGCAACAGAAATGGAAATTAAACAAGTAGTAAATTTCTACTTGGATGGAAGCAATGTATCAGATATAGCAAAAGGCTTATATCGTTCACCAGCTTTCATTAAGGCAATAATCGATAGAGTAGGTATTCCACAGAAACTTGCTCAAACCGATTATGAGGGACGCAGAAACGCAATGCTACCTGAACAGTGTGTAGCGGATGAGTTTCAAACAGGAGAGAAAGTATGGGCAGTTCGACAGAACTATCCTGCACTTGTTGAAAAGGAAATAAGACCTGAAGAAGCTGAAGAAAGAGGATATCGATTATATCTATGCTACACTATAGAATGTGGGCAAGAAGATTTAAAAGGTAGTTATTTTCCTCACTTAAGTTTTGCAGGAAAGTATTACCCTTTAGCGACCTATGAAATGGGTAAGTTGGAGCACTTACAAAAATACTTATAAGGAGAAGGAAAAATGGAATTATGGCAGATTATTGCTGCAGTATACTTAGCGGGCGTAATAACGTCAATGTATAGTATATGGTGGCCGTCTTATAAATTAATTAGAACATTAGCACCTACTAATATAGTAGCGCAGAAACCTCTAACTTCTTTTATAATAGTATTTTTTATATTCTGTTTATTTTTTCCATTACTAATAATAACATTTATAATACCAAGTAGATTAGATGGTTTTATAAGGGGCTTCGTTAACGGGGTCATAGATATTAAATAATGGCATATAGTAAAGAAGTAGTAAAAAGATTTGAATCAGTTTTACAAAACCCAGAGGCACACTCTGTTGGCCGCTTTGACCCAAAAGATGGGAATGTAGCAACAGGAATGATAGGTGCTCCTGCATGTGGTGATGTAATGAAACTACAACTAAAACTTGACGAAAACGAAAAGATTATAGATATTAAGTTTAAAACTTATGGATGTGGTAGTGCTATTGCTAGTTCTACTATGTTTGTAGAAATGCTGAAAGGCAAAACAATAGAAGAAGCAAAATTAATTAAAGACAAAGATATTGCAGAAGCTTTAGACCTTCCCCCAATAAAATTGCATTGTTCAGTTTTAGCAGAGGGAAGCATAAAAAGTGCAATCGAGGACTGGGAAAGAAAAACCCAACATAGGAGACACAATCAATGTATGACGACTTAGTAGAACACCTAAAAGGCCAAGTGGCCTATCACAGAGCTAACTGCAGAGTTTATATGAGAAATTCTGTAGGTATTGGAGAACATGCTGATATTATGGAATCAATAAAGTCAGAGCTTAGCAAACTTGCAGAAGCAGAAGATATGCTAAACGCCTTACAGAAACATTTAAAATAATACCAATTATTATAGATAACAAAAAATAGTTCTTGACAATTGGTTATAATTTTATTATAATATATTTATAAACAAAAAACAAGCAAATATGAGCGACAGATATTACCAACAGATGCGAGACACCACAGGGTGGGCATTTGGTATGCCAGAGTTCATGCGCAATAACAAAAAATATAGGAGAAGAAGAATGGCTTGGACAGACGAATCTAAAGAGCAAGCAGTTGAAATGTATCAGGATGCAGAACCTACACCTGAGACTTCAATGGAGATAGTAAAAGACATCGCTGAAGAACTTGGGGAAAGCCCAAACGGTGTTAGAATGATATTAACAAAAGCAGGAGTATATGTAAGAAAAACTCCAGCAGCTAAGTCAAGTGGCGGTAGCACAGGCGGAGGTAGAGTTTCAGTTGCAGATGCACAAGACAAACTCACTTCAGTTCTAAGTGATGCAGGTCAAGAAGTAGATGCAGCTATAGTATCAAAACTAACTGGTAAAGCAGCAGTCTATTTTACAACAGTTATAGAATCATTAAATAAGTAGTGTAATTTAGTGTATTGAGGCAGTCTTCGTGATTGCCTCAATTTTTTGCATCTTAAATAAGTGACCAAAAATTTAACAATTCAAAAGAGTTTTTGTTAGTTTAAATTGGAGGAAACATGAAAAAACCAGAGTTTGAAAAGAAACTGGACGACGCAGGAGATGCCGTCATCACTTATAGGAGTCAAAACTCTCGTAAACTAAAGTACAATGTTTGTACACGAGATTTTAGCACTCAATACATCAAAGGAAAAAAGAATAGAGCAAAGGAAGGTCAACACAC